AGCCGATGCTGGTGGTGCAGCGGTGCTCAGGCTCAAAGCGCATCGGGATGCACAGGTGCACGTAAGGCAGGCCCATGTCCTTGATGACGCCGGAGATGTCCTTCTCATTCAGGCGCTGCATGATGACCACGATGGCCGACTTGTCGGAGTTGACGCGGGTCGGCAGCGTCTCGGTGAAGGCGATCTTGGCCGCCTCCAGCTTGGCCTGGCTGTTGGCGTTGTCGGCGCTGATCGGGTCGTCCAGGATGACGCGATCGCCACGCACGCCGGTCATGGAGGTGAAGGCTCGGGCCTGGCGCACGCCTTTGCGGGTATTCCCGAACTCGCGCTTGCCGTCCAGATCGGCCAGCAGCTCGATCGGCCAGAGCTTCTGGAACCAGTCGGACTTGATCAGGTCGCGGCAGCGTCGGCTGTCCCGGATGGCCAACTGCTCTTCGTGGGCCGTGCCGACAAAGCGCATTTCGGGCATCTCACGAGGCCCCCATTCCCAGGCTGGCCAGATCACGCCGGTCAGAAGGGACTTCATGGAGCCGGGTGGCACGTTCATCAGCAGGCGGTTGATCTCGCCCTTGGTTACGGCCTCCAGGTGCAGGCAGATGGCGTCCAGCGCCCAGCCCCACTTCAACTCGGCAGCCGGTTCAAGCACGCGCCAGGCACGCTTGGCAAACTCGGCCAGGCTGCGCCTGCACAGCTCGCGCTCGACGGCCAGCAGGTCAGCTTCGGTCAGTAACATCGTCTTTGGCCGCGATGATCTGCGCCAGTACGTCTGTGGATAACTTTGAGGCGTCGATGGTTTGCACTTGCAGCGGATTTTCCTTGTCGCCTGCCAGCTCAAGCCGGTCGCCGTACTTTTTCGGGGCCAGCTTGGAAAGAAGCCATTTGCGGCTGTCCACTTGCAGTTTGCGCTGCTGGATGGCCTGCCAGTCGCGCTTTCCGTCTCCAGTCTCAGGGACTTCACTGTCGGCCAGCTCCAGCACCTCATTTGCCATGCGCTCGATCAGGTCTTCCCTCGCGTGCGCGTACCTCTCCGCAAGTTTCGCGTCAGCATCCACCCATCGCATAAAAGTGCTGTTCGGCACTCCCGCTGCCTGGCAGGCTTTGAAGCAGCTCAGGCCACCAATGGCCATGCCATCCAGCACGTTCTGGATGATCTCGTCCTTTGTTGGCTTGCTCTCTGGTTTTGGTGCTTGTTTTGGTTTTTTCGTGGCCATGATTTACCTCGCCAATCCTGCAAACGGGTTTGAAAACTGTTTCCAGCATTTGTTCAGTCGGATTCGGCTGATGTGCTTCTCGTCCACTTGGAACTTTGCGGCCATGGCCCGGCCTGTCTCGTTGCTTGTCCTGATTTCGTCCACGGCTTCGGCTGTAAGTTTCGCGTATTTTTTGCGCTTTGTCTCTGCGATCTTGGCGCTGCGGACTGGGCCGGACATCATGCCAAGTGCTCCAAGTTGTTTGCCGAGTTGCTTGTATGTCGTCAGCTCCATGTGCTCAGGGTGGATGCATTTCGGTGTCTCGCAGGTCATGCGGATAATCTTGCCATCAGGGATTTCCCTATGCGCGTCAGTCCAGATGGCTCGGCGCACAAGAACGGTCTTGCCATCTTTGCGCATGGCTGGATGCCCATTGCAGCATGAGAATCTCCAGACTGCGCAGCCTGCGTCATCACGGGTTCGGTGCTGAATGTCGGTGAAAAGGCCCATGGTCAAACGTGCTTCCAAGTCTTGCGCGTGATCACTTGCGCGATGGTCATCAGGCTTACGCCGTACTCTGTCGCCAACTTTGCATAGCTGATCTGAGGCGATCTTGCGCGGATTTCGAGCACTTGATCTTCTGTCAGCTTTGCGCACCAAATCTGCACGCCTTTTGGCTGCGTGCCATGGCCGACTTTATGGGAATTGTTTTCGACTGGGGTGGCATAGGCCAGATTTGTCAGCCGGTTGTTCGTCTGATCTCCGTCCAAGTGGGCCACTTCCATGCCTTCTGGGCAGTCTCCACAGAAAGCCTGGATCACTGCGCGGTGGACTTTCCACTGCTTAACCTTGCCATCCTTGCGAGCGTTGAACACCATGCGGCCACCGTGATCCAAGCACGGCCTGAGCTGGCGCATTGGCCGCGTGCCTTTGCCGGGGCTGATGCGCCTCACATTCCCATGGTCTGAGACCTCATAGGCCTCGAATCCGGGTAGTTGCTTCCAGTTTTCTGCGTCCATGCAACCATTATAAAGCATAGCTGCAACTATTTTCAAGCGGTCAACTCAATAAATTCGATGCCTGCATTTCAGCTTCCTGAATTGCTTGATCGAGCGTCATAAACCCTCGCTCTGTGCCGATTTTTTTGTTGTCAACAGCCCAAGGCATTTGGCCTGCTTTTGGCTTTCTGAGTGCTCGATATGCTTGAAAAAATGGATGGTTAACAAGATCGTAATGGCGAATCCAGATCATTCCGCTGTCGTGCATCCACACCGTTCCTGTCGGTGATTCTTGTTTTGTGAACATCAAAATCCGCCGTTGCGGGTGGTTGTGCAGGTGTAGCTGCCATCCCAGTTTTTAACGCACCTGGTGGTGGTCTGTGCCTGGGCAAAGGTTGCGGCCAGGGTGATGGCAATGATGAAGATGGTTTTCATGGCTTCTCCGGGTTGGTGATTTCGATTTGAACAAAGCCGCCGATGCCTTCGCCCTTTTTGATTGTGAGCGTCCAGTGCTTGTCGTCCACCTTGAGCACGTCGGCCAGGCCATCGAGGCCGGACTTGATGCGTGCCAGGGCGTTGTCGAGGTCGAAAGCGCGTCGGGTTGGCGGAACAAAGGTGATGGTCAGGTGCAGGCCGCTGGCTTGCATGGGCTTGACGCCTTGCGCGACAGCCTGCCAAGCGCAGGTCTCGCGGTAGGTTTTTTTCAGTTTGGCCAGCTTTGCCCAGTGGTTTCTGGCATTGGGGCTGAGGCCGGTTGGTGGCCAAGGCAGTTTGATGATCATGCGTTTTCCTGCTTGGCTTCTTCCAAGAGCTCACCCACCAAGGTTGCATAACCAGCAATGTCCACCCAGTTGTCAATGTACGTCGGATCACCGTTCAGGACGCGTGCAATCTTGTGGGCGATCATTTCCAGTGCCTCGCGCCCAGTTGCGCCAAGGTTATTCCACCCGTCAGTCTTTTGCATCACGCGCTTGAGCTCTTGCGAGATTTTGGCGTGGTCTTTGAATTGGCCATATCTGGCTCCGCGCTCGGCCAGTGTTGCTTTGACGTCGGTCATTTCAGTCGCTCCAGTGTTTCGGCCAGAAGGTCGGCCTCGTTGAATCCGTAGTGCTTGGCAAAGCCCTTGGTGCCTAGGCCGTGCACGCCGGTGTTGCCACGGTGGTGCTCAGGGCAAAGGCCGATCACGTCCATGTGCTTGGCACGTTGGCCCATGCCGGTGCCGTGCCGAGGGTGGTGCAGCTCCACAGGGCCGGGGTCGTGTGGGCCGTGCAAGCGCCAGCATACAGCGCAGCCTAGCTCGGCCACCTTGTTCATGTGCTTACGTTCTGCGTTTGTGGTCATTTGCGTGCGGGGCAGTTTTTGCCTTGGTTGCAGTTTTGGTTGCAGGGTGGGCAGGTTTGCTGGCTCATGTGATCTCTCCAGTTTCGGGGTCGACATATTCTGGCGCGGTGAAGCGCACACCCTGCTGCGCACCGAAGGCCTCTATCAAGTCCTGCAGTTCGCTCATTTCTGGCTTGGTCATCTTGCTGGTGGATTTTCCGAGCACCACGAATCCGCCATCAATGCCAGGCACAACGTCTTGCTTGGTCATCGAGGCGGTCATCACGTGCTTCCATTCCTCGGCACTCAGCTTGCGGCCATACCAGTTCACCTGCTTGGCCACGTCGGTCAACATCGCCCACAAACGCGCATTTTGTGCGAGTGTGCGGGTTTCGGGCTTGATCTCCACCACCATGCGGTGGCCAGCCATCAGCATGGACTTGAGCAGCGGCCAAAGCTGCAAGGTGATAATTTTGTGGGCCTGCACTGGTTCCCACAGGGTGAAGCGTTGGCGTTCGGTCATTTCAGGCACTCCCGGACTGCGATCCAGCACTCGTCGAGGCTGAGGGGGGTTTCGTCAATGCCTGGGCGACGGATGCCAAGATGCGCTCCCGGCCAGGGTTCTGCGGGTATCGGGCAATCGCTGCCAGCATCC